GATTTTCACATAAAGGTTGGAGAATATTAAAATAATAATAAAAAAACCCGCCGTTTAACGGGCGGGTATGTGTCAATTAAGTAGCTATTCAGCTACCTACAGGGTTGTTAAAGATAAAACCAGCGCCTACGCGACCGGTTTCGCCCATGCCAACCAACTGGAATTCGCGCTCGACTAGCAGATCGCCGGTAAAAGTACGACGTTCCACGTTAAAGCGTTCGGGAGTTGCGATGGGATAGCCGGAAAGCGTATAAGTATACGCAAATGCCGGAGTACCGTAGTTAGCATCTAGTGCAGGAGTAAAACCATCAGTCGGGGAAGACGGATGATAGAACATAATAGCCGTGTTCTCGTAAATGTTCTCAAGAGCATTGGTCTCCTGATTCAGCTTGAGACGACGTGCAACACGGATCTCGTCGAGACCAAAGATCTCGGCAAGGCTCTTCTCGTTGATCAGGATACCGCGCTGCATGAAATCACGAATACGCTTGTTACGCTTGAGGGCGTTAAACGCGTCGGGAGAAATCACGAGCTTGTTCGGATAGCAACCGATCTGGCTACGCACCTGCTCCTTAGCTTCGTCCATTAGGACTTCAACGTCGGAAGTAGGGCTGTTGAACTGATCAGCGCCACCGTTGTAGGTAGCGAGGTCGAGTACGTTGCCAGCTTCGTACTGAGTGATGTCTTGCACTTTTTCAGAGACTTGGACTTCCCAGCTCTGAGCAAGACGGTTAGCCGCGTCCTTCGCAGCGTAAGCGCGGAGGTCGATAGCAGCAGCGCCATTCCTGGCTTCAGCGGCCACTTCTTCAGCAAGTTCCCAGCTAATCGCTTCTTGACGAAGCGCGAAGCTACGAGTTCCGAACTCGTTCTGGATCTTCTGAATGTTCGTACCAGGAGCACGCAGGAAGTTCTGTGCAGCAAAAGCCTCTTTCCCGAAGGTAAGAGTTCTGCCAGCACGCACACTCATGCTAACTGCTGGAGCGAAGAAAGTAGAAACTCCGTCTGAATTTTTATATCCTTGCGCGATTTGCGTTAGGATAGGGTCAATAACCCTAACTTGGTCGAGGTTCATCATAGTAAGTTACTCTCCTTATGCTCCAGCTTCGTTGCCAAGTTTCACGCGGATGAATTGACCAGCACCGGCGGTGCTGATAACATCAAGGGCGCGTCCTAGGACAACAGTATTACCAGCTTTGGCTCGGCCAGTGGCGCTAGATGACACGGAATCATCGATCGCAAAAGTAGCAGCGGGGTCTACTTCGACAATAGCGATACCAGTGGTAACGACACTTGCCAGGCCCTGGTACGGGAATACACCGGGCTTGAGTGGGGTGGTGGAAGGGTTGCTTAGGCCTTCATACAGACCGGGCCAGACATACGCAGTAGCGCCAGTGATGGCGGTTGCGGGGGCAGGGGACACGACAGCAGCGGTGTCACTGGTACGGGCAGTTACCCGGAACAGGGAAGCACCGATCTTGATCGTCATCCCGACGGTTAGTTCGGGATCGAAGTCAGTGCTGGTACCGGTTACGATACCGGCGGTATCGATTGCCAGGGTGCCGGTCAGAGCGGTGAGGGTGCTGTCGGTGACTTGATAACCTTTTTCGGTTAGTTCACCTTGGCCGTAAATCTTAAAGATATTGACGCCAGCGGCATAGCCGTCTAGCGCGGGGTAGGCGCCACTTCGCTTAACGAAGCGGCAGCGTTCGATGCCATTAGTGAGAGCGGTAGCGTCAGAAACGGTAACAGTCTCGACATACTGGTGATCGAACGACATATAACGAGGATCAGTCGCCATGTAGTTAAATCTCCGTAATATTCGGGGGTTGAATGATCTTGAATGTCGCAATGTAACCGGAACAGATAGGCTCAGCTATCTGCCGGGGAGCTTTCGCTCCCCGTTGTTACATGGATAGGACTACTAAGCTTTCAACAGGCTCAGTCTTCAATGACGAGTTTCAGGGCGGACATGTAGTCCGTGCCATGGGCCTCGGCGTATTCCACGGCTTTAGCGTGGATTTCGGCGTTGCGCTCGTCGTATACATAGCCGTCGGCGTTGGGGCGAGCGGCCTTAGGACGCTTAGGAGCGGTAGCGGGAGCCGCCACTTCGCTAAAGGTCACCATGGCGGGGAGTTTCTCGAGCACCGACTTCATAAAGTCGAACTGAGAAGCCTTCTTGCTCTCGCTGAAATTGACGTTATTCTTGGCGTTCAGGGTTTCCATGAACCGGGACAGGTCGGTGATGGGCACGACTTGCTCAGTGAGCTTGCCATCCTCGTAAAGACCTTCACAGAAGTCGGTGATCTCCTTCTGACGCATGAGACGACGCTGAGCGGCCAGCTCCTCCTCGAGTTGAGCGACTTTCTCCGCAAGCGGATCGACAACAGGTTCGGAGAAGGACTCGACTTTGTCATCGGATTCGGACTCCGAGTACCCCATCATGTCCGCGCCTTCGCCCATCTCACTACTCGCACCGGACTGGGCGAGCTGATAAAGAGCCATGATCAACTGCTCTTCGGTGTACTGACCGGCGAGTTCAGAGGCAATTTTCTCATCGTCGTCTTCGGATACGTCCTCGACGTCGGGAGCTTCGGCTTCAGGCGCTTCGGCTTCGGGCGCTTCTTCGCCACCCGGGCCTTCGCCGTCAGCGGGCATCGGGGCGCCTTCGCCGCCGTCTTCGTCACCCATCTCCTCGCCGTCGGGGCCTTCGACCATCTCCAGACGCTGGAGGGACGGATCGGCTTCACCAGGCATAGGAGCCTGGCCGTCGGCATACTCCATATCGTACGGAGCAGCGGGACCGGTGGTCTCCGGCTCGAAGCCAGAGTCATCGACCTGATCCGGCTCGGTGCCGGTCTTCATGCCGTTAATGTTGACGTTAATGGTCATACCCTTGCCGTCAGCGTGATCGACAACTTGCTGTTGGGGGGCTTCGGTTTTTCTTTTAGCCATAGTAGGAAAAGTTTCTTGGAACGAAATAGAAGACTCCCTTGGAGTAATTGTGATCGAGCCTTCGGGGATGGTTTCGGAAAAGGCGGTTAGGCCTTTTACCGCGGGTATGGACACAAGTCCAAGGTGACGTAGGGACAAATTGCCCGGAGTCGGGTTGGTATCTGCATCGGGTAAGTAAAATGAACTACTGACCTTCTTGAAAACACCATCGCGGAGAAGTTGCTCGGCTTTGGGGGTAAGTTCTACCTTCCCCCATAAAGCTTTACCCTTTCTCCAGACTTCGCGAACCCAGCCCAGAGCTGGAGTACTGTCGTCTTGCTCGTGACCGATGATCATCGGAGCCTCGTGACGACCCGGACTGTAGCTATTAACTACCTGGTCTAAGTCGTCTTCCGCGAAAACCATCTTCTGACCAGTCGAACTGATCTGAGGGCCTGCCCGGAACATCTCGATATAAACAACGCGTTTCGGCTGCTGTTCGGTAATCGGTTTGTCCGGGTTTAGGATGGTTTCCGGTTCTCTGCGAAGTCTACGGGACATGTCTTATTATCCTAGGTTCGTCGCGTCGAGGAAGGCGGTGAACCGCTCCTCGTTACGGCTGAACGAATCGGAAAGTAGGGCTACTTGACCGACAGGAGTCCGGACAATAGTCACTGCGAGCCGTTCTAGGGTCGGGCTAGTGGCCACATAGGCGTCCATACGTACCGTCCCTTGCTCGAGGAGGGTCGGAGTATTGTTCGAGTTGTCACACACGACGAGATATGCTTGCTCGGGACGATTGCCGAACAAAGCGCCTTGCCTGTAGAACTGGTTCAGGACCTGAGAAGCGATAAGCTTCACTCGGCTATAAACCGTACCGGCAGAGTCGATACTTTCGAACAGGATGTCGTCGAAACTCCGGTTCATCACGTCGATTAGGACGTTAAGAATTACCCGGGTATTAACGAATTTGAACAGCGGGCTGCTGGACAGGGTCCGTGAACCCCAGACAACGATGCCACGGTTCGGCAGGGACCGGATCGGGTTCAGGCCCAGGGCGTAGGTGACTTCCTGCTGCTGAGCGGTGATATTGAACTTGAGTCCGATCGCACCGCGCAGGGGGTAGCGAGAGCCGGCAGGAGGCTGCTGGAAACCCTCATTCACGTAGCGGCTGCACGCGATACCCGCGACGAACGGGCTGGCTGGTACAAACCGGTCATCGACATTCTTAATGTACGGAGCGTAGAACGCACCGTGACCAAAGAACACTCCGACAGTCCGTTTGATCAGGGCGAGTTCGTCCTGGGCTTGGGAGAGGTTTTCGATGTCACCACCGCAGTCGATGAGTGCGACGTGCTGGGTGTTGGTGATACCCTCAGTCGTGCCGAATCGGCCCTCGGCAGCGGCTACCAGGGTCTGGGTGATCTTCAGCCGCTCGGTAGAAGCCTCGGTCCGGGAAGCGAGGTCG